GCCCAGCAGATCCTTGACGACTATGCCGACGTCGGCATAGTCGGGCTCATCGACGCGGCCGGGCGGCGCTGGAACCTGGCCACCTATATGACGATGGCCGCGCGCACCGCCGCCCAGCACGCCGTCGTCTCTGCCCGCACCCAAGTGCTCACCGCCAACGGCCAGAACGTGGTCGTGGTGAGCACACGCGTGCACTGCTGTGATTTGTGTGCCCCGTTCGACGGACAGCTGCTCTCGATCGGCCCCACCACCGAGCCGGTGATGTGCAGCCTCGCCGAGGCGGTCACCGCCGGGCTGTTGCACCCGAACTGCCGCTGTGACATCGGCCCGTTCCTGCCCGGTGACACCGTGCCGACCGCTACACCGCCCGACCCCGCCGCCGCGACCTTGCGCACGGTCCGCACACAGGTGCGCCGCCAACTGCGTGCCGCACAACGCCGGCGTGCGGTCGCGTTGACTCCGCGTGCCGCGAAACAGGCGTTGCTGCGGGTCCGGCAGTGGACCGATCGCCTGCGCCACGGGAAGTAGGCGCACCCCCAGTCTTGCCCGGTCCGGCGCGATGCCGACCGGGAGTAAACAGGTCCGTTCACCAGCCAGGCGCTGGCGGCGGGCCGACCCTATCGAATCCGCCAGGTGCGGTGAGAGAAGACCCCATGACCGATCCCATCGACACACCCCCCGCCGCGCCACCGCCCACTCCTGGTCCGGTGACGTCCGCACCCCCGCCGGTACCGCAACCCGCAGATTCTGGGGACACACCGAAGGTGTTCGCCGAGGACTATGTGAAGGAGTTGCGTGCTGAGGCGGCCAAGTCACGAGCCGAGCGCAATGAGTTGCGCTCGGAGATCGAGGCCGCGAAGGCAGCCGGGCAGCAGGCAGCGCAGGACGCTGCCACCAAAGCTACCCAGGAGCTGACCCAGAGCTGGGGTAAGGCACTCGGGTTCGTCTCTGACGACACCCCTGTGGACCCGCAGGTTCTGCTCGAGCAGGCCAAGGCAGCCCAGACCACCGCCGAGCAACAGAAGGTCGAAGCCGAACGCACAGCCCAGGCGGCCGCGCAGCAGGCGAAGGTCTTGCAGGTGGAGGCAGAGCTGTATCGCCGTGCCACCACCGCGGGCGCGGATCCGCTGGCGTTGATCGACTCGCGCACGTTCATGCAACGCGCGGACGTCACGGCATTGGATCCGGGTTCACCGGAATTCGGGACAGCGGTGGATGCGGTGATCCGCTCCGCTCTCGATGCTGATCCGCGTTATCGCGCGGGCCGTGTCGCGGTACCCCGGTCGGGCGGCAACTTGTCCGCCGGAAACGGTGACCCGTCCTCCGGATCGAGCACGACCAGTGTGCAGAGCTTCCTGGACGAGAAGTTCAAGGAACTCTCTGGTGGTAAAGGCGGCAAGGTGCATTCGCGGTTCCTGCGTGGTCAGGAACACGGAACGTCTGCGGAGCCGATGATTCCCGGTCAGGGATAACTCCCCGACGGCGACGACCTCTTTCTCATTTCAGGTCGCGCCAAAACTGAATACTAATTGAATAGAGGCAAGTAGTGGCGACGAATGTGTTCCTCAGCCCGCAGCTGATTGCGCAGCGTGCCCTGGCGAACCTGTACCCCAGTCTGGTCATGGTTCCCTTGGTGTACACCGATGTGAGTTCGCAGTTCGCGGCTCAAAAAATCGGTAACACGATCAACATCCGCAAACCCACCACCTTCCTGGCCAACACTTTCGATAACACCTCGGGCATTGTGGTGCAGGCCGCTAATGAAACGGCTATCCCGGTCACGTTGAATACGATCGCGGACGTTTCTTTCGCCGTCACGACCGAACAGCTGACGTTGGATATCATTAATTTTGATGAGCAGCTGCTCACCCCTGCCTGCATGGCTATCGCCGAAAAGGTCGATCAAGACATTCTGGCGATGCGCTCCGGGGTCACCCAGACCGTCGGCACCACCACCAATTATCTGTGGAACACCCCGGAGGTGTTGATCGACGGCGGCCGGGTTCTGGATCAGGCGAATGTGCCGCCGACCATGCGTCACACCGTGACCGGCCCCGCCACCAAGGCCCAGTGGCTCAACAGCCAGGACCTGAAATATGTGCTGAATTCCGGCACCTCCGATGATCTGCGTGCCGGATCGCTGGGCGCGAGCCTGTTCGGTAGTGACATTTTCGTCACTACCAACATCACCTCCGCCCCGGTCGATACCGCTGCGGGTCTGCCGACCACCGAGGTCGGCGTGATGTTCCACGAGACGGCGTTCTGTTTCGCGTCGGCGCCGCTGGAGCTGGCACCGGGCAGTTTCGCGTCGGTGCAGACCTACAACGGTCTGTCTATCCGTGTCGCCTACCAGTACGACATCACAAAGAAGCAGTTCATTTGCTCGCTGGACACCTTGTACGGCACCAAGGTTCTTGATCCGACCCGCGCGGTCCTGTTGCAGGGCGCGCTGACCACCAGCTAGGAGGACAAGGCATGAAGGTCCGTCACAAGATCCACGGCACCGTCGTGGAGGTCCCTGACGATCTGAAGACCTGGACGCCGGACCGGGTACCGCATGATCCGGCGCTTGCCGCGAAGGGTAAGACCCAGCCCACCCCCTGGTGGCAGTGGGCGCAATGGGAAGAGGTGGACGACAAAACCCCTCTCACCCCGCCACCGGCCAAGGCAGCTGACGCGAAACCGGCCGCTGCCGCGGCGGATCCGAAAACCAAGTAGTGGGAGGAGGTCGCGACCATGCTGCTGTATGCGACCTCCGCCGACTTGGTGAGCAACGGATGGCTCACGTCAGGGCAGATCCCGGACAATGTGGCCGCCTTGTTGCGCCAGGCCAGCGACATGGTCCGGTTCGCGACCCGCACCGATCGTTATTTCGTCTATCCGGTGCCTGCGGGTGAAGCTGTGCCCGCCTCGGCACCGGCAGGCACAGACGCCGGGAAACCGAGAGACCCGCTCTATAGTGCGGCGTTCAACGCTGCCACATGCCAGCAGGTGACGTTCTGGGTGCAGGCGAAGATCAACCCGGACGCTGGCTTGGCCGGTCTGGCGCAGATCGTGACAACGCAGTCGGTGCCGGGCGGCGCGGTCACGTATGAGACCGCGTTGACCCAGCAATGGCAGCAAGACGCTATCGAGGGCCTGTGTCAGGCCGCGGTGGTGATCCTGCGTGATGCGGGCCTCACCGTTAACCGGCCGAACGTGATGTAGAGGGGAGTGTCCCCCGTGAGCGATCCGGTGACGCTGGCACCACTGTATTTCCCGGCCGGGAGCATGCTCGGGATCATCCGTGCTCCGCACTATGACCCCTATGGTGACGGTGCCCGCGTGATCGACCACATCATCGGCCCGTGTGATGTGCCGTATCTGTCGCTACGGGCACGCGGTAGGGGTGGTGAGCGTGAACAGCGCGCGCACTCCTTCATCGATGTCCGGGCTCCCGCCGGTTCTGATGTCCTGAAATCGGATTGGGTGCAGTTGCCGAATGGGCTGATCGTGGCAGTGATCTCCGAACCGAACAGTCCGGTCAACCCTTTCACCGGATGGGCGCCGTTCATCCATTTCGAGGTCGAGGAGGTGAGCTAGCGGTGCGCTATGACCCGGCGGGTAACAACCTGCGTGAGGTGCCGCGCACCTCCCCGCAGGTGAAGAACATCATCCGGCGCAAGGCACGCGCCGGCGCGGATTTCTGGCGCATGAACTCGGTCATCTTGACCGGATACAACGCCTCCCATGTGGAGCTGCGCGAGAGCGAGTCCGCCGAGGGCAACTACCAGGGCATCGTCTATTGCACCGGCTATTACGCGAAATGGCGTGAAATCGGCTCCAGCCGAGCCGGACCACGCGCACCGGAATGGGTGCTGCGCCGTTCCATCCCGACGATCGAGAAGGCGTAATGATCGCCGCGTTCACCGGCACCGGGATCTTGGCCAACTCCACGGCCTATAACACCGCCGCCGCGACCGGCGCCGGCGCGTTGACGACGGTGGTGACGGGAGCATATCCGGAGCCTGGAGAGTTCCCTGACTGGGAGCATGTCCTGATCGATCTGCTGACCCCGATCGCCTACACCTGCCAGACGCTGCCGCCGAGCGCGGAGTTGCTGGCCGAAAAGTTGCCCCTGCTGTGGGTGCAACGCAACGGCGGCGGTCTGGATTTCAACGCGATCATCGACACCGCCCAGGTGCGGGTGATCGCGATGAGCCATCAACGCGCGGACTCCTGGCGGCTGGCACGCCAAGCGCGCGAGGCGATCCTGACGTGCCCCGGCGCCGGTTCCGGGGTGAACGGGGTGCGGGTTGATTGGTGTGAAGAAATCACCGGTCAGCTGGAGATCGGCGATATGGACCCGTTGAACCGGGACGTCGAAATCTCGTTCCGGATGATGGCCCGACGCCAGCTCTGATAACTGAATACTAATTGAATAGAGGCATCCGATAATGACGGGGACCACCCTCACCGCTTTGAAGCAGGCGCAGAACGCGTTGCTGCTCAAGCCACTCGACGCCGTCGTGTTCATGGCACCCTGGTATACGGCCGCGCCCACCAGTTTTACCGACACGACCGCGACCTTGCAGCCCCTGCCGTCCGCGTTCCAGTCGGTCGGCTACATCGACAAGAAGTCAGGTATCGCGTTCGCGCGGAACGTGACCGCGAACCCGATCGATTCCTATGGTGAGCTGGAGCCGACTCGTGACGACATCACCGATGACGTCACCACTATCGAGTTCACTCCGCAGGAAACAACACTGACGACATTGCAGATTTGTAATAACGTCAACCTGTCGGCGGTAGTGGCGTCCGGAACCTCGGGTGAGGTGTTCTTTCCTCAGCCCATCGCTCCGCAGATCACCTATTACAGCTGCATTGTCATCGGTAAAGACGGCAATGATTCCGCTCCCATCTATCTGATCAAATACTGCCCGAAAGTCGCTGTCACCAAATACGGTGGTGAGCAATGGGTTCCGACCGATCTCAAAACCCAGAAGCTCACCTTCACCGCATTCAAAGACGACACGTCGGGGTACGCGGTCGCGCACGGCTTCGGTGGTCTGGGATGGAAGTCCATCCTGACCAAGACCGGATTCGCCTACACCGTCACCGCGATCACGCTCACCCCGGCCACGGTCAGCGCCTCCCACACCGGCACCGTCACCACGTTCGTGGTCACCGATCAACTCGGCGGCGTCATCCCGAACACCTCATGCACGTGGGTGTCGGGCACTCCGGCGACCGCGACCATCGTCTCCGGTACAGGCGTGCTCACCTATGTGGCCGCCGGTTCCACGGTGATCACCGTGACCTACACCCCGGCCGGTGGTTCCCCGTTGACCGCAACCTCCACCATCACCCTCACCTGAGCCCCCGCAGAGGTCCAGGTGAGCGTGGGCGGCTGTCGCGTGTCTCCGGTCGCGGCAGCCGCCCACACCTCACCCCCGTGTCACCCGGAGAAGATCGGAACACACCATGGCGACCCCCGACC